CTACGTATTTCTGGAGCTAATACTTCTCTATCAGGGGTTGGATTAAAGACGGGTAACACACAACTATTAAAAGCATCATCATTTTGAATTTCTGCTAATAAATCATTAGTATCCATTGGGGTACCCATAACAATAATGGGCGCACCAGGATTAGGGACAAGCATTGTTTCTTTTAAGAAGAACTCCTTTGCTTTTTCTAATTCTCCCGTATTAAGAGGGTTTTCGGCGTCTCTTAATATATCATCTGCAATTAAACCACCATCGACGTGCATACCTCTCTTAAAGTTAAACAAGCCTGCTGGTACAATCTCGACGTGGATTCCATTAACTAGATATTTAAATACTCCATCAGCATCTTGTGATCGATCCTGCATTAAATCATAAAGAACAGGATTATTTCTAATCTCTTTCTTCATTTCAGAAATGTGATACCTAGTCATTTTTTCTGTGAAACTGACATAGACTATTTCAGTATCTTTTGTAGCCTTTAAAAGTCTCCACACGGCAAAGCCGTGCCCTAGAATAGTACTCTTGTAGTGACCTCTAGGGAGTACGGCAACATAATGCTGTCCTGTTTCCATACATTCTTCTACATCATGACATATTTTTTGCACATGCCATAAAGAAAAATGCTCAGGTTTGTCAAATCCTTGTGACCATATATCACGTATAAATTCGTAAAATGTTCCGATATGAACGCTTTGTTCATCAATTAGATTAGTCGAAAGCTGTTCTAAAGCCTCCCTTAGCCGCATTTCTTTTATATTAGGCATGTAAACAACACATTATATTTAACTTATGAACTATATCTGAAAAACTATATTGACTAACATAGTATGTCAGTCAATATATATATTTTACCACAAATTGGGCTAAGATGGAAGCATTTTATGAAGTAGAATATTTCTGAAATATTCTTCGAAGTTCAATCCCAAGTTTATGTCTCATCTCTTCATCCGTAATAGTTGCCGTAATAGCATCTAGTACATCGGTAATAAATTGTAGATTTATTGTTTGATCCGTAATTTTACGGGAAGAATTGATTGCCATATCAATAGCCTTGGTTGCTTCCATTGCGGAAGTATACTCCATTTGCTCCAGTTCTTCAGCCGCTTTATCACGAACTTTATTTAACAGGGCTTCATCGCGTTCTTTTTTTGCTATGTGGTCTTCAATTTCTCGACTACGTGTTCTAGCAATAACGTCTATTTCCATATTTTTAACGACTTCTGGAAGATCATTTTTCTCTATCCATTTACGGACAGTAATTTTTGATGGGAGTCCATCTCCCCCTAAAACAGGACGATATTCTCTACATATTTTTTCATGTACTTTTGGTACAGAATGCAATTCTAAGTAAAGCTCAATCGCCCGTAATTTAATCCCTGGTTCAAAGGCCATGTTTTTTCTCATATAAAATAGCTTCGTCTTGTAACTCTTCTAACTTAGCTTTTAATCCTTCGCTTACGGCTCTAGATATTTTCCAATGGACTTCCTCGTGAACCACTAATCCATCATGTTCTTTAACCGCAGCTTTAAATATTTCTATTTCCGATAATATTTTAGTGTATCTTTCCTCGTCAGTTAAAGGTTTTTTCATTCATCCTCGGAAAGTTCCTGATCTGAATTAAAGATAAGTCCATGAGGGCATTTTATTTGTATGCCCCCAGGCATAATCACTTCCCAACTATCTTTATCATTCTCATTTAAGGTGTCAATAATAAATATACAGTCATCGGCAAATACAACTTCTAGTAAATATTTACTTTCTTCAGCAGGGATATCAAAATATTTATCCATTATCTAATTCCGTAAGCACCTGAATTAAAATCTGAATCGGTTGGATCATCATATACATGGTGTTCAATTTTATCAGGATCAGGCATATGTGGAGTAGTTGTTTTACGGTCAGCCCTTACTCGACAGGAAGTAAATTTTTGTGCTTCTGTTACTTTAATACTGGAACGTATTACTTGTCTAGACATTCCAACATCACCCCTTCCACAGACACCGGTGAAGTAATCATCTGCAAACGGCTTATGCCCTCTACCCCGGTATACTTCATACTTATAAGGAAGAGCGATATTCCACTTACATTCTTTATCATTACAGTAGAGAAGCTTTGCATTAGCAAAGACTAGTTCAAGGCACTCTTGATCTTGAGTGCAATGACACATCTTATCTGGAGTGTACCAACATTTTCTTTCTTCTATTTTAATCTCTTTACTACTCATTAGTTTTTCCTCGCATTTTTCTGATATTCTTATTTTTCTACTAGGGGTTCGTATATCCTTTCTAATAAGGGTGACGGTTTATCATTATCTATGGGAATACCACTACCATTATCTGTATGACAAAGACATTCACAATCATATGTGTTATGTCTACATCTTGTGTGTAATTCTTTTATACAAAAGGGTCTAATCATTTATTTTACCCCTTTCTTTTTCTTTATGAGGGCTAGTTTTTCTTTTTTAAGGGTTGGTACTTTAATCTTTGGAATAACTTGGGGCACTCCCCCGTATAGAAGTATATGTTGATGAAGAGCTAAACAAGCAGCATCTTTGAAATCTTGTACACCAAAAGAGTGTTTCTTCCATTTAACCTCAGCCCATTTTGCTATATCTTCCTTACTAGCATTCCCTCTACCAAGGACTGATTTCTTCCACGTAGTGTTGGCATAACTAAAGCAATGAACCCCAACATTTAAGGCTCCCATTTCACAAGCTATCACTGAACGATCTAAGGCAAAAGATACCTTGATATTATTTAAATACAAAGGCTCTTCAATTGCTAGTGTAACATCATCTGCTGTAATTTCTTGTGTGTCAAGGAATTCAATAAGCCAATCCTCAACCGCAAGCATCATTTGATGGCCTCGCTCTATATCCTTTTTTTCGTTATTATTTATTTCGTGTTGTAGATATATATTTGATTTTTCATCTAGTACAGATAAAAATAACGAAAACTTTCCCACATCTACCCCTATTGTAAATCTCATTTTAAACCCATTATTTTTATACTTGGTCTGGTACTGTTGCTCTTAACGCTATTACTCTACTAACCGTTGCATATTGCGATACATAGGCATCCCGTAAGCCTTTTATCCTCGTAGCTAAGGCTTCAGTTTCAATTAATCCTTTTCGTAGTTCATTTAAGGCTTTATTTTCCACTAAAGATTCTCCTTTTAAGGACTCTTTATTAGGCTTCTTCAAACCCTTCGTTAAATAAGCCTTCTCAGTAATAAACATTTCCTGATCTAGTCCAGCATTATAAGAAGCTTCAATAGCCCCCCTTCTAGACTCTACCTGTCCTAATTGAGCCTCTAAATAACTCTTATACCCCCCAAAAACAGATAACTGTTCCTCTAATTCTCGGTTAGTTAAAGTCTGTAAATTCTCAAGAAGAATTATTTCTCGATGAAGATTCTCAATGGAGAATTCGGGTATTTCCAATCTATCTATAAAGTATTCAGTTTTATTCGCCACATCATCGGTAAATTTACTCATCTAAAACATCCCTACAATTACACCAAGATGGATGGTCGGGGCCATCTACTGAAGATAAGGTTGGAACACTTTCCATATTTATAATATACTCCAATCTATCTAATACTACTTTCCAAGCTTGGGGGTCTTTATCAACTTGAAAGAATTTCATCTTTTGATTATCTTTATTTTCATATACTACTATACCAAAAGGTATATCCAACATATTTAAATATGATTGAAGTTGAATTTCATGATCTACTTTAGGGACTTGTAGCCCATCAAAGCCCCGACTATTAATTGTTTTTAATTCTACAATAAAGCGTTTTACTCCAGCTTTAGCAGACGTAAGGAGAAAGTCAGCACGTCCACTAATAGGAGGATATTCATTTGTTGCTTTAACTTCACGATCTACATACATTATACCATTTTCAAAGTACTTAGTAAACCTCTCTTCTGTTGCATTTCCATGATCGAAAATACGTTGTTTTCCCCCATCTATATCTTCTCTAGGTAGTAATCTATTCCAATGGAGGTATAAATAACGATCACAAGAATTTCCTATGGCGGAACAGTAAAAGGATTGTATTCCACTAGATATATGTGGATTAATGTTTGCAGTATTATATATTCCCTCATCAAGCTGATTTTTAAACCATAGGAGTCCCTTATCTTGTGCATATCTACTTTTTCCCTTGGGTATTGCCGTCTTAGTAATATCTGTATAGTCCTTAGATAGCAATTTCATTAAGTTGGATTCTGGCATAAAAATTCTTGCAACTCTCGATAAATTTCTTTCTTGGTTTGTCCTTTAATATGAAAGATTTGTTCTACCCCCAACTCAAGGAGGGCTTCATCCCGATCCTGATCAGCCTTAGTATAATGACCAAAAATTCCATCGGCTTCTACAACAATAGTATCTTCTACTAAGAAGTCTACATAGTATTTTCCTATTTGTCTTTGTTCATGATATCGTAATCCTATTTCATCAAGACATTTACCCACTATAAGTTCTTGTTTAGTATAGTCACTATGGGGCACTATATTCCACCACAATAAATCTATCATCTATTAAATATTTTTCCATGATAGGTTTAACATCTTCCCACTTTAATTGTCCTTTACCACACCCTAATTTGGGTAAATATATATCTTCTTGAATTACAAACATCAAAGCATTCAGATCGTAGCAAGAGTTTGTAATTAACTTAATATCACTGGGTTTTCTCCACTCATATTTAGTAGGTATAGTAATAATTTTATGTTCATTCCATACGGCTAGGGTAGATAAATCTTCTTTATAATGTCCCAGTTCATATGGAAGAGTAGGAACTCTTTTTTTAAGCTCTTTTGCAATTCCAGCCCCCATGATGGCGTCACCATTCTTATTACGTTCACAATTAGTGGTAACGCCAATATAATACCCATCATCCCACTTATCCCAAAGATTTCCCTTAATTATTTTCATTCGATCTCTAATGTATTATGTAATACTGTATCACCAACACTTAACCTAGAAGACATTTCTGAAGAATTTGGGAGAAGTTCAGCCATCGAGTTATCTATTTTATTAACCATGTTTGTTAATTTAGTAAATTCATCGGGATTTTCTAAATAATATTCTTTTACACTACCCATACCTTGGAAATTTTTATCCGTTCCAGGGAGAGAATACCATGCACCCCCCTTCGTAATAAAATCATGTTGTATTGCTTCTCGAATAAAGGTTTCAATTATATCAAAACCACCCCCAAATTTAAAGGGTACAATACAATCTCCCTGATGTACACTATCAATCTTAGCCTTACGGTTACGAATCTGTACATCAAAACCAACCTTAACATCTTTCTCAGTAATCCAACCTTGGCGTCTTACTTCTAGTACTAGGTGGGCATAGAAACCTTGTCCTTGTCCACCAGGCATACGTTGTAAGAAATCAATGGGGCCGATACCCGCCCTCATTTGATTAATAAAAATTACTGATGTACCATGTTTAAGATGGGGGATAAGACGGGGTAGAGAACGGTTAAAGAACCGTGCTTGCCAAGCCATAGGATTATGATCATAATCTTCTGCTTGAATAGCCCCTGGTACTAAGCCTGCAATACTATCTAATACAATCAAATCTACTTGGTCTTTCATAAGACTTTCCATCATATCAAAGGCTTTCTCCCCTGATTCTGGTTGAAGTACTAAAATTTTAGTTGTATCAATGCCACACTTCTCAGCCCATGAACCATCCCAAGACATTTCAGCATCAATCCAAACAGCAGTACCACCAGCTTTCTGTATTTGTACAACCGCTTGCATGGCTAGATAGGACTTACCTGCATTTGAGGCACCAGCAAATATACTTAACCTCTTGGTAGGAATTCCCCCTCCAAGCATTTTATCAAGGGCTGGAATATCAAAGGCAATCCGATCATACACAAAAGTATCACTATTTCCGTAGTCTAGAACACCTTCATGCTTTTTTATTAACTCGTCAATTGTAGCTTTATGCTCTCCCTTTGTTTTC